TCCACTGCTGCCTGGGCACCTGGTCGAAGTATTCTATGCCACTCAGCAAGCATGCTACGAATTTTCCAATGTTCAATGTGTTCTATCACATGCACACTTAGAATTCCATCAACACAGTTGTCGGGAATAGGATATGCGTCGGCTATATCGTGTATTATGATTTCAGGATCACCAGCACAATATTCTCCATCTACATTGAGATAGTTAGGTAATTTTACTGGACCACATCCTAAATGTAACTGAATAGGAACTTGATTTTCGATGCAGTCTTGCACTTTATCCTTTAATAGCATACATAATGTTTTCTATAAATTTGTTACTCAATACTGCGGCAGAATAATTTTCTTCTACGTATTGTTGTCCTTTTGTAATCTTATCAATTACTTGGTCAGGGTTTGCCTGAGCCCATTTGATACCTTCAATGTAGTCATCTTGCCAGGTGTATGGAGCAAACTCTTCGTAACTGGCCAAGGGAGTGGTGATCACAAATTTTCCTGAAATCAAACTATCAATCACGCGATTTGCGCTTTTGGTGTCAGTTCTTGGGTTATCAGTCTGCACTGGCATCAGCACAATATCACACTGTTCCAGCAATTGTCCTTGTAACTCCCATGTCCACTCTTTCATGATCACACGATCAAGATTTATGCCAGTCACTTCTCCTTTTCGTTGCCTTAATTGAAATTTACTAAGGAGTCTATCAGTATTGGCACTGACCATGGTATAAGAGTAATTGCCTACTTCTTTTTCTAATCGTTGCCATATTTCTACCATAGGTAAAAATTTAAAACTACTCTTTGACCCAAACCATAACAAGTTGATATCAGTACCAGGAGAAAATTTTGGTAGCAGTTTAGGACGTTCAAACGGATCCGGCATCACAATGCTGTCTCTCCCTGTGTGGGTTTTTACACTTACCCCCATTTGAACACTGTTGACCGAGACCAAGTCTGCGGTCAAGCAACACGGTGCATATTCTTTTTTCTCTCCAAATTTGTTGTCACAAAGATCATAAACTGTTCGGGCACCGAGGTCTCGAGCACGTTGTATACTATCTACTGAACTGTATTTTAAAAAGATAACAATAGTATCTGAGTCAACTTCGCTCCAGTCGGTGAGTATTTTTGCATCATGACCTTGTTCCAACAATGCCTGGCAGGTTACATCTCCACGTAGTCTATGACTGGCTCGTTTGCTCTGCCCATCGCGGCCCGGGCCCGCAGAACCGGCCGGCTGTGCAAGGTAAGCATCACTAAAGAATCTTATTTTCATGGCCATCCCATAATCCAATCATCTCTAATTTGATCTAGCTTGATCATACCCCACGATTCCAACAATGCTATGGCAGCAAATTGTCCATAGTCCTTGCTGTAAGCATCATGTGGTTTTTGTTCTACAACTATGATAGGCCTCCAGCGTTTTACTGTTTGTTCTGCACCTTGCAGCACACGGTATTCGTATCCTTCACAGTCTATCTTTATATAGTCTATGTTTTCTATGTTTAAGTTATCAAGTTTTACCACTAGCACATCACCAGTACCTAGGGTATTTGGATCTAAATGGCTGTGGCCACTATTGCCTTCTGTGATGATCATTGTGGCAAGAGTGTCGTGATCGCCTAATGCTAATGGACTGATAAAAAAGTTATCGCCTGTCACGTTCTTTTCCAGGCACTCTCTAAACACAGCAACTGGTTCAAATGCAACAACCTTGGCAAAATTGTCTACCAAGTCACGACCCCATAGTCCCACATTAGCGCCAATGTCCAGCGCAGTTCCGCGTCTAGAACACAATGCAATACTGCGATGTCGCACTGCAATTTGGTATTCTGCAGGTCCGCCTCGGTCAACGCTTTTCTTTAGCATCTTGGGGAAGTGGGTATCAAAGTCTGGGAATTGCCATCCATAATGTTCACGCATTGTTTGTCTCCTGTAATATTCTTAGTGCAGTACCATCTAGCAGTTCTGAATTGTGAAACTGTCCATAGGCCAAGTGACATGCCCAAGCATAGATTTGATCTTGTTCAGGATACCACGGATTGTTAATTTCTGATAGGTCAGTGTTTGACACTGGCATGGCAGCATTTGATGGTGCCAATACAAACGCTGGCACACCGGCTAGTATACTTTCTGTGGCTGCAATGGAATTATACGTTACCACAGCATGAACGTCAGACAGTGCTGATTGTAAGTCACTGGCCACTCGTGCTTGTCGATTGGGATTGCGCTCACGTATCACAATTTCTCGATCAGTGTGTTGTTTGATTGTGGCAACTGTTTGTTCGATCCATTCTGCTAGATTGATGTTGTAAAATATACAAGGCTTTTCATCTGGCACTGCCAGCAGTATTTTACTGCCACGTTGACGTGAAGGCATGGCAATAGCATGTCGTTGCCAACGATCAGCAGGCCTTGGTATTACTTCACCGTGCTGTAAGTTGTTGGGCACTAGCCTGTGCCATTGTTTCCATCCATGTGGATTTTGAAGATTGGGTCTGTTACCAACATATCCAGAATCCATGTACCAAAATGGTCTCTTGTGTTCCCAACATTGTTTGATAATCTTGTGTTTTAAAATACCGCGGATGACCAGGGGATCGGGGCTATCTTCGTAGCGCCATGTTTCCAATTCTGTTGGCACTGTACCTGATCCGCGAGCAAACATTTCTATGTACTCGTCGGAGTTTTTCTTGTTGAGAAATATCCAGTTCATTGCCAATATGCTTCTGTTCTTATAACTTTGAGATCTTCGCGTTTGCTACGACCTATATTTTTTCTAGCGCCTTTAAGGTGATCTAGATATGCACCCCAGTCTGAATTGATCAGCGGGTGCCCTTCACCGGGACTGTTGAATTTGCTAGATCTTAGATCACCTAACTTAGCTGCCCAGTCAAATTCAATCAATCCAGGAATGTTTTTTCTTACTGCATCAAACACAAAACTGTCATGCCACTCATCCAACAAAAAGATACCATTGTCTGCGTCATCATACATGCGTTGAAATTCTCGAAGAAACCGTTTAATACCTTTGGTACCCAGTCGCATTGAGTAAAGTCCGCACTCACTGAACTTTTTGCGGCGCCCTAAAAAATACAACTCATACTGTGGTTCACACAGTCTATCCAGGTCTGCCACGGTGATCTTGCTGTGGCACACAGTATCAGCATCCATCCATATCAGTACATCTGTGCTGATATTTTGAGCACAATGAAAAATGCTGTATGTTTTGTGGGCAAATCTAATAGCATTCCATTTGAATCCTTTAGCAGAATCTTTTCTCTGACTGCGAACAGGATCACCCGAAATATCACCAGTTGCTTTGGGCACATGTTGCCATTGTTGTTTGAACTCAGTGAGGCCAGACACAACGGAGATGTCACGTATCACAATATTGGCCGCAGACTCATTTATAGTGCAATTTTCAGTGTACACAATTAAATTGACCTCGTGCGGCCATGTTTTTAAAAATGTTTGAATCATGCGTTGGCCGTACTTTGCATAACCATCCGCGTTGAAAGTGGTAATTACAGTGTATTTCATCTCACGTACTTATGATCAATAACATAGCCTATTTTCCTTCTCAGTGTGCTCAAAACAGTAGACCCATAATGAGTGCGGTACTGGATCTCTTGCAATCACGGGGCATACAAACACAAGAAAATTCCATGACTTCAGATGCGGCTGTGATTTGGTCAGTGCTGTGGGCAGGAAGAATGGCACCAAATCAAGCAGTATACAAGCATTATAGATTACAAGGTAAACCAGTAATTATTTTGGAAATTGGTGCGCTGTACCGTGGGCAAACTTGGAAGGTAGCTGTCAACAACATTACCAGTGCGGGATATTATGGACATACGGAAAATTTAGATTGGGACCGTCCTCGAACATTGGGAGTCAGCCAAGCCATAAATTTTAACTCCAATCCCGGAGTGGTCATTGCCGCACAGCATGCCCGCAGTTTACAAGTGGCAGGTATTGACATGACACAATGGGTACTGGATCAAATTAAACTGGTACGTGAACATACAGATCGCCCAATCAGTGTACGTCCGCATCCACGCAACAGATTAAACATAAGTCAATTGCCACTAGATATCAAGATAGAACAGCCACATCCTGTGGCCGGCACCTACGACAGTTTTGACATGCGATTTGATTATCATGCTGTGATCAATTACAACTCAGGACCAGGCGTACAAGCGGCTATTGCTGGATGTAGACCCATAGTAGATAGCACAAGTTTGGCAGCACCTGTGGGCACGACTATGGCTGATATCGAAAAGCCATACGACATCAAACGAGATCAGTGGTTGGTAGAGATTTGCCATACCGAATACACTCTAACTGAATTGCGTACCGGAACATGGCTCAAACGAATTGCACCTGCATTGGAAATAATATGAACTGGCTTGACCACTACCGTAAAATTTACTATCCTCTTTTGAATATCAATACTGACAGCCAAGGACAGATGGCACATGGATTATACAATCGTGCCATTGGGTTTGATATCATGTGGCGATTGTTGCTAAATCAAAAATCCAAAAATTTTAATATCATCGAAACTGGTACATTACGAACTGCTAACAATTGGAGTGATGGACAAAGTGCGGCATTGTTCACACGTTTTGTTGAGCACCACGGAGGAAACATGCGTAGTGTAGATATAGACCCAGCAGCCTGTGAAGTAGCAAAGAATTTTGTTAATAGCACACAATTTGAAGTGGCGTGCAATGATAGTGTCACATGGTTAAAACAACAAACAGAATTGATTCAAGTTGATTTATTCTATTTAGACAGTTATGATGTAGATTGGCATGATGACACAGCCAGTGCCAATCATCACCTTAAAGAATTTTTAGAGATTGAACCATTTTTAGTACCAGGCACTGTGGTTGCAATTGATGACAACAGTCGTTGGTGTCACAGTTATCAACGCACCGGCAAAGGTCGCGCAGTCCTGGAGTATCTTGCAAGCAAAAATCATTTGCCAATTTACGACGAGTATCAAATTATCTGGCAGTTTTAATGTCAAAGAAGAATCAAACCCGCACTGACCAAATGATTGACTGTGCCTGCGTTATTCACGGAACTGGTTATGACTGGATATATGTTGAACGTCTGTACAACATGTTGAATCGACGACTGAGCGGTGGTTGCAGACTGCATGTGTACACAGAACATGACAGATCAGTGCCACCACACATGATCAAACATTGTTTGGAAGATTGGCCAGGCATAGGCGGCCCTAAAAAATCTTGGTGGTACAAAATGCAGTTGTTTAATCCCGAACACTATGCAGGTGATTTGCTGTATTTTGATTTGGATGTTGTGATCAACGGAGACATAACATGGATCACACATCTTGACACAGAAAAGTTCTGGTGTATTAAAGATTTTAGGTATCTGCAAAAAGAAACATTTTCTGGAATCAATAGCAGTATCATGTGGTGGAATACAGAACGGCATCAACATGTGTGGCAAAAATTTACAGCCGAAGATGTGACCAAAGTTGTACGGCAATATCCAGGAGATCAAGACTATCTAAATGCCACAATTGACTACAACCATCGCAGGTACTTTGACATTAGCCGAATCAAAAGCTATCGCTGGCAAGTTGCCGACGGTGGGTTTAACTTTCCTATACGTGTTCCGCGATCGCCAGGAGCAGGTGCAGTGATTGATTCTGATACTTGTGTTATAGTGTTTCACGGCCAGCCCAAGCCACACGAAGTTCGTGATCCCAAAATTGTACAACTTTGGGTTTAGTTTTGGGCGGTTGACCGATAATTTCCATTCTGCTATAATTAACACTTAAACAGCAAACAGGAGCCAGACATGGGTTACAAGGTTATCGAAGTCGACAACATGCGTGACAAATACAGTGCTCGCGCTGGACTAGAAGGTCCGTTCAACTTCTCAGGTCGAGTGTTGTATTATTGCAACAAAGAAGGTGCCTACTATGACCCCCGCACTGACTTCTATGTTGATCAGAGCGAAATGGATGCGCTCAATCAACAATTTTACGAAATCTTAAAAAGGTAATACTTTTGTTATACTTTGCTTATGGAATGAATACCAACCGTGAAGGCATGGCTCAACGCTGTCGTGGTGCCTTAAGCCTAGGCCACGCACGTCTAATTGACCATTCATTCCGCTTTGCTATTCATGCAGATGTAGTGCCTGTCCAGGGCTCCTACGTGGATGGTGTGTTGTGGAAGATTGATGAGTACCATTTGGCCAGTCTGGACCGCTTGGAAGGCTTTCCATGGTACTACAATCGCGGGCAATTTGCAGTGGAACATCGCGACGGAGTGGTTGTTGCAGAATGCTACTTTATGCAACCCGGCAACCAGGACAGTCTGCCCAACCAAAGCTATCTTGATATGGTAGTACAGGGCTATGAGCAACATGGTGTGCCTACAGAACAAGTGTTTAACAGTGTGTACAATAGTACTACATAGCCCTACAATTTGGCGGGACTTGACCAATAATTGGTGATCTGCTATAATACACACATAGACAGCAAAAAGGAGCCAAAATGCAAATAGCCACAGCAATTAAACAAATACAAAAAGAAGCAGAGTTTCAAGGTATGGGCCTGTTAGAAACCCTTCAAGACATCAAACAACATGGTCGCATGCTCTATAGCGAGAACACAATGGAAGCATTTGTTGTTTTTATGCAACAAGGACAAGCATTGTTTGCACCGGTTGACGAATAAATGCCAATTTGCTATAATACACACATAGACAGCAAAGTTCAACAGCACACTAAGGA